GCCTCTTCCACACCATCGATGTCAGCAATGGTCATGGTCACTGCGTCGATCGCAGCCTGCTCATCCATGCGCGACTGCACCAGCTTCCACTCATCCTCTTCCAGAGGACGCACAGCGCTGAACACCAGCTTCATCGGGCCGGTCGTGTCGAAGCGCATCTCAGTCACCACAGCGTTGACCTCGATACCGTGACCACCCAGGAAACGAGCGTACTGTTGCAGGCCCATCTTGCGCCCCTCGCCCTGCGCGAACAGGCTGGATGCGTTGATGTTCATGGCGTAGATATCACCCTGAATATCAGAGGACAGCAGCACTGCCAGACGACGGCTGTAACGGCACGCCTTGGAGTCACCCTGACCAGAGCCCTTGATGTCCTGCGGGCAGCCCGTGCAGGACTTGTGCTGCGGGTTCTGCACCTTATCGTGCGGCTTGACGCTGTCGTCGGACCAGCACTTCGGACGGGCCTTGACGCCCTTCTCGTACTGCCCGCCGTAGTAGGTGCGGGAGTTGCCTTCAGCAGCACGGACGATGATCATCTGCATGGCACGGTCTTCGTTGACCGCAACCTCTTTGCCACCGACCAGCATGCGGAAGACACTGCCTTCAACGCTGATGCGCTTGCTGCTGCCGCCACCCATCAGGGACTTGGTCAGCCCGCTGAGTTCACCGCGACGAAGATGCGCAGGAAGAGCGCTGCCAGATTGGAAAAGTGTGAGTTCAGACATGATTTAAGACCTCCTTACGGTCACTGTGTACTTCGATTCGACGTTCATACCCTTAGGCATTTTGTCAGGATTGGTTTTCAAGAATTCCCCCATAGCGCGTTGTGCTATGCGTCGTTCAAGCAGTTCTAGTGCGTTGTTCTCCTTGATGAAGTTGTGCATAGACTCCCAGTCGGAAGTCCAGTAGCGTGTGTCCACGCCGCGAATGACCACGCCAACACCAGGGATGCTGACGTTGCCGCCTGCGCGTTTGCAGGCTTCCTGCAGGTAGTTTTCAACCACCCGCATTTGCTCTTTGAGGTCCTTGTCCTTCGCCTCAAACTCTGCGCTCAGCGCCGTGCGGGCATCGCGCATCTTGATGTACGCCTTGACCAGAGTCTTGGTTGGCGGCAGTTCTTCTTGCTCGTCCATGTTGTGCTCCTAGTGAGGGAAACCAGAGTTTACTTCGCAACTTTTCAAACGTCAAGCTCCTCCTTGTACAAATTGAGAAGGGAGTCCATGTCTTCGGTCTTCAGGTCCAGGGCAGAGTAGAGCTTGCGCTCGACGTTGCAGCCGCAAAGCCTGACCACGAGACAGGGGTTCTTCTGGCCTGCACGGTGCACCCGTGCATTGGCTTGATGCCAGATCTCGTTTGAGGTGGTGGGACCCCACCACACCACTGTGTTGGCAGCGTGCAGGGTGACGCCATGCGATGCAGCCGCAGGCTGTATGAGGAGGATGCGCGGCTCGGGCTCGGTCTGGAACGCTTGGAAGATCTCTGTGCGGCGGGTCACTGAGACACCCCCGTGAATCACCTCCACTGCGTACCCATCCTTGCGCAGCCTGTCGCGCAGAACCTCGATGGCATGGCGGAACGGGACGAAGACCAGCACCTTGTGGGTGCTCTCATCGATGGCTTCCACCAGCACGTTGTACCGATGCGTGATGTCGAACTCGACGGTGTTGCCGTCGTCTGTATACACCGCGCCACTTGCCACTTGAAGAAGTTTATTCAGGTTGGTCGCTGCGTTGACCGAGGTGACCGTCTCCCCTGCCGCTGCCATGATGAACTGGTCCTTGAGCATCTTGTAATACTTCGACTGCTGCGGGGTCAGGTCTACCTCACGTGTCGTGTACAGAAGCTCAGGCAGGTCCAGGCACTCATCCTTGGTGTAACGTATGGCGGGTTGCAGCACCTTGTTGACGATCTCTGCTGCGTTTTTCTTTGCACTCCATTTGAATTGCGTTGCCTTGTACATGACTGTATCCCTGAAGGAATAGAAGTACGGAGGCACGGAGGAAGGGTTCAACATACGGGCCAAACCGTATGCGTCTGTCGGGGACTGAGATGCTGGTGTCCCTGTTGCCATCCACAGCCATGTGTTGGGAGTCAGTAATGAGTTGATCGCTTTCCATCTTTTCGTCGTAGCGGTCTTCACCGCATTTGCTTCATCAATAATCACAAGGTCAAACCCACCTGCCCTGAGTTCATCGAGCACCGTCTCCACACCATCGAAGTTGATGATGACAAACTCAGCGTCGGACTTGATCACCTTGGCCCGCTTGTCCCGACTGCCGTGGGCCACATCCACCCTGCGGTGCATCAGCGTCTTGAACAGGTCTGCCCTCCACGCCGAGTTCATGATCGACAGCGGGCAGATCACCAGCACACGGCTGATGTACTTCTTGTCCAGCAGGTAGTCGGCAGCCCAAGCGAAGGATGCGGTCTTGCCCGTGCCCGGGTCGTTGAAGCAGAACGCTCTGCGGTGCAGGGTGAGGAAGGACGCAGTGTCTTTCTGGTGTTCGAAGGGCTTGAACACCCCAGGCCATTTGTACCTGCGCTCGATGGGGGAAGGCACCGACCGAACACCGAGGTTCTTCAGCACCTGAGCTTCCTCAAGTCCCCACCGCACCAGCACCTGCCCGTCATCCAGGCGTTTGCTTTTCGGGATGGTGTTCAGCACCCGCTCGGGGTGCTTGAGCTTGAGCAGCAGAGCTTTGTTTTCAACGATTTCCATATCACTTCAGCGTGAACTTGACTTCTTCTTGCATCTTCAGCAGGCGCAAGGTCTGTGTCTTGGCGTCGTCAAGCGCATGGTGTCCGGTGCCTACTCGTTCCACGCGGGTCTTCAGGAACATATTGGCAATGGTGCGATAGCACCTGTCGTTCCAGTAGTGCCAAGGCACATCCATCTTCATGGCCCGGTACGCCGCAGCCACCAGCGTGTTGTCAAAGTTCGCTCCGTTACCCCACACCAGCACGCTGTCCAGCGGGGGCATCCACATCGTCAGCTTGGTGAGCGCTACGTTGAGGCTCACCTCACCCTTGAACGCAGCGGCGCGGGCTTCGGGAGATTGCTTTTCCCACCACTCCAACGTGCTCTTCTGCGCACGCAAACCCGCAGCCTTACAGGTCTCTGGGTCGATGGTTACATAGAACTCTTCAGTGATACCTTCTTCGGCTGTGAATTTCACAGCACCAATCGACAAGATCGTATCCCCTGGGCGGGTTCCAAGCGTCTCAATGTCTATCATGACGTTCTTCATTTGTGTCATTTTTATCACCTAGTGCAGATGGCAGAACGGCTCGATAGGGTGATCCCATCGAGCCACGAGTCCCGGTCGAGCCGGGGGAACAAGCATAGCCCCAGCGGGGCTACACGTCAACGCCCGCCTGAGCGCGGGCCTTTGAAATTCTTTGCGCTGTTTGCGCTGAAGCTCTTGAGCTTCACGTTACCCGGGGTGCTCTTGCCCCCGTCCTTGATCGGTGTCACATGATCAAGGGCTTTTCCCTTTCGAGAATCCTTACCGTGTTCCTTGTCCCAGGCACGGCGTGCACGCTGTCGCTCGGACTGCTTTGCTCTGCCTCCTTTTGCGAGGAAGTCAGCGTACTCTTTACGATGGTCCCTATCGTCGGGGTCTTTGTAGGGCATGTTTGCTCTCCAAAATCAAGTTCTAACTGCACCCATTTACTCATTTGTTCACTCCGTTGTGTGGGCAAGATACTACCACGCAGTGTTTTTTACAGAGTCCTGATGGGTTTGGGTTCCACACCCCGGTCTTGTACGCGGTCTCCAGGCGGTGGATGTCCTGCATCCATGTGCGCCAGTAGTTCTTCTCCTGAGTCTTGTCGTACTCGGCCCGCTTGAAGTCATTCGCCACAACGAAGAGCAGCCCTGCCTTGACCCGGCGCACTGCAGGAAAGTGCTTGAAGACCATCAGCGCCATGAGTTCCAACTGCGCGGTGTCCGCGTACTTGGCTGACTTGCCGGTCTTGTAGTCCACCACCCGGGCGATGCCTGTCTCCTCGTTGACGATGAGCAGGTCTGCCACACCCCGGCACCATACCGCAGGGGCGTCGAATGCGCAAGGCTCCAGGGCCTGCGTCAGGCCCATCTTGTACTCGCAGTGTTTGACACCCGGTATGGACCGCAGGGTATCCAGATGCGGCTTGACGTATGCGAACGCCTCAGGCAGGGGGGTGCCATCCCGCACGTAGAACTCTGCCGCCTCGTGAAAGTTGGTCCCGTACAGCGTGGCCTCAGTGAAGGGCGGCTCGGTGAAGTTCTTGTGGACCTTGACCTCGGCAAACTGCTTCGGGCACGTCTTGAACTTCTTCAGGCCGCTGTACGACCAAGCACTGGGTAGGCTCATCACTGCTCCTTGGCAACCCGGATAGCGTTGTAAGTCAGCTTGGCCTCGGCCATTGCTGTTAACGCATGTTCAAGCGCAGCATCGTAGTCGTTATTCAGCATAGCTTGGTGCAGTTCCTTCAGTGCCTTCTCTGCCATCATGCAGGGGTAAGCGTAGTCAACAATCCCCATAACTTTTTCCTATTCCACTTTCACAGTTGATCGGGCAGCCTGCTGCCCACTTCGGAACCCAGCGCATACATTCTTCAACGTACGCCTGAGCTTGCTCAGCCTCTTCTTCCCGTGCGATGGCAGCCACCGCATCATGCACCGTCAGCACCACGTGCAGCTTCTTGGAGATCTTCAGTAGCTGCTGCATCACAATGATACGCGCCAGCGCCTGCACGACGTTTTCAACGAGCTTGCCGCCGTATATATCCACCAGTCCGGTTTCATCCTTGTACTGCCATGCTTCAAACGCCTGACCGTTCTTGTTCTTCACCCCACGGTGAAGTTGCGGGTAGCTGATGTACAGCCCGCTGGGCAGCTTGATGCCTTTGTTCCCCTCGACCAGTGCAACGCCTTCGCGCCCGAACCACATGGACTTGTTGCCGTGCATGGCTTCGATTGCTGCCTCCCCTGTCCTCCATAGTCTCGTGATGTCAGGCACAGAGTTACGGTATGTATCGATGATGTTCTTGCACTCGCTCAGTTCCAAGTCCATGTTCATCTCGGACGCCTTCAGTGTGATCTGAAGTTTCACCGCTCCGGTTTGATAGCCGCAACCTAAAACTACCGTCTTACCTACGAACCGCTCTACCTTATCCGCCTTCGTTACCGGCCTCCCGAAGATCTTACTCGCCATCTTGCAGTACACATCCACGCCATTGGCGAAGTCTTGCACGAGGTCATCCTGCCCCGCCAGCCACGCAAGCATCCGCGCCTCGATGTTGGACGAGTCGCAGTCGATGATCACATAGCCCGGAGGTGCCTCGATGCACTTCTTGAGCTTGTTGGCTTGCGCCCCACGGGCCGGTAGGTTTTGCAGGTTTATACCATCAGTGCCGCCCAAGCGGTGCGTTCTCGCAGCAGAATATCTCAGAGGCACCGGGAACAGCGGGCTCCGCCCTGCCATGTCAATGAACCGCTGCGTGCGGGTCTCCTCCAGGGTGCTCTTCACCCCCATCCGTGCAGCCACCACAGCCTGCACCCGCTCGTCGGGGTGCTCCAGCAGGGCCTTCATACCCGGGTCGGTCTTGGCAAAAGCGAACGCTTGCTTGCCTGTCGTGGGGCTGACCTTCATCGGCGGCGACACACCGAACGACTCCAGCACCAAAGCGAACTTCGGGTTGGACATCAGGTCTTCCTTGGCGATGCCTGCGTTGGACAGCAGTTCTTCCTTGCGCCGCACCACATCGGCAAGG